ACTTACAAGATGATTTAGACGAGGTTATGAATGGAAGATACTAAAGAACCGCTGCTGATTAGAATTGGCGACTATCTATTATCGGTAGACATTTTAGGTGAAAACTCCGACGGCACTCTTGCCGTCGAGTACAATGTTATCACCAAAGATCCAGAACAAAAAGTTGATCATACTTTCATAGAGCAACAGCTGCCTGTTGTTATTAACAAAATACTTGAAGAATATATTGAGAAGCATGAAGGCGTATGATTGAAGAAGTAATTTTTTCGAATCTGTTATACAATGAAGATTATGTCAGACAAGTTGTACCTCACCTAAAATCAGAGTATTTTTATGATCCTACCCAACGTAGGATCTACAATTATTGCTCTAAGTTTTTCGAGAGATACAACAAGTTGCCAACACCGGCTGTGCTGAGTGTTGCTCTTGAGCGTGATTCAAAAGTAAATGAAAATGAGTACAGTGAGGGGATAGCATTTATCAACTCACTTTCTCGTGACATTTCAGCAACCGAATGGCTGGTAAATGAGACCGAAACTTTCTGCAAAGAACGGGCTCTATACAATTCGCTATCGCTTGCTCTTGAAATCAAAGAAAATGCCGAGAAAAATCTAGACCAGCAAAACAAAAAACTCCCTGATGTAAATGCGATACCAGGTCTTCTACAGGAAGCACTTGGTGTATCATTTGACAAAAATGTTGGTCATGACTATTTTGAGGATGCTGACAAGCGTTGGCAAGTTTATCATGACAAACAATCAAAAATCCCATTTGACATCGATATTCTGAACACTATCACAAATGGTGGAGTAGAATACAAAACTCTGAATGTGCTGTTGATGGGCGTTAACGTTGGTAAGTCGATTGGCTTGTGCCATTTGGCTGCATCCTACGTGGCCATGGGACATGATGTTCTATACATCTCAATGGAAATGGGTGAGATTCAAGGCGTTGCAAAACGTATCGATGCAAATATGTTCAACATGAACATTGAGCATGTTATGAATCTTGATCCAGGTACGTACAACACAAGAATCAAACGTGTCAAAGAAAATGTCACCGGCAAACTGGTCATAAAGCAATATCCGACCGGTGCTGCTCATGTTGGGCATTTCAAAGCCTTATTGAACGAATTGAAAATGAAGAAAAACTTCAAGCCAAGAATCATCATGGTTGACTACCTTGGGATTATGGCATCAACCCGTATCAAAGGCTACAGTGAAAACACTTACTCTTTGGTCAAAAGTATTGCCGAGGAACTACGTGGATTTGCAATTGAAAACGACCTGTGTATCTGGTCAGCCGCACAAACAACAAGAGGAGCATGGGGAAATTCAGACATCGAAATGGGCGATACGGCAGAATCTGCTGGGTTACCTGCGACGGTCGATCTATTATTGGGTGGTCTTGAGACTGAGGAAACGATTGCCTTAGGACAGCAAATGTTCAAGCAATTGAAGTCAAGATACGGCAACAAGGATATTTTCACCAAGTTTATGATTGGTGTTGACAAAGACAAACAGAAATGGTATGATGTGGCCGAATTTACTAGAACACCTAGAAGCACATCAGAAGAGCAAAGAGCTGTGGTGCCAAGTAAGGTGCAACCGCTGAAAAATAAGAAAATTGATGTGTCTGGTTGGGATTTTGGCGAACAGGAAAAACCAAAGGAGCCAGAAAAGATTAAGTTCGATAAGGACTTCTTCGAGAAGGACATTCCGTTCTGAGTATAAATAAAGCATATACCAACCCGCCTGTTACATGGTGCTTATATGCAAAAAATTACCTCATTCAAAACGTTTCTGACCGAAGTGGCAATGGCCCCAAACCAATGGACTAAGCCAAATGGTCAAACTGGCGAAGCAAGACTGGATATTCTTCAGAGATTAATTCAATCTCATACACCAATTGAGTTAGAAGACGGCGACAAGATCGTTATAACTCAAATCAAAGATGCCCTGGCGGCAATCACCAAATTCAAAAGTGATGGAAAACGATTTGAACTTGTCGGCAAAGTCGACGGCAAGGGCAAAGAAGTAATGATCACTTCATCTGACATCAAAAAATCTGCTGTATTCGGTGGAGAGAATGGTGGGAAAACTGGCGGAACGATGGGAACTGCGCTTGCTGAGTCAGCGCAGTGTTTCTATGCATCTGCTGTTTGTAATGTGCTCGGAGCTGCTTCAGCTGCTGAAAAATTCACACCGGCTGTTATGAAAAAAGCTGCGTCATTCGTAAAATCTGATGTCGGCCTGGATAAAGTAATGGAGGCTATGTCAGAAGATTGGAAGTTGTCATCTATCACATCAGCCAATATATTATTCAATGAAGGCTATATCGTAAAAGGACATGAATTCTTCCGCGGTAAAGACAAAATGCTTTCTGTATACAAAAACGCCAAAGCTGCATATAAAAATGGCGGGATGGATGCTTTACCAGCTGACAAATGGAATCCAGGCGATATTTGGGCCATCAAACCTTCATTTAATCCTGATTCATTAGACAATGGATCAATCCAAGAATATAATGCTGATATTCTCGATGCGTTTCTTAACAGACAATGTGTGGGTATTTCTCTCAAGAAGGTTGTGGGATCTGCTCATATTGAAAGATTCAATGTTGAACCAGCCAAAGAAAGAAACGAGTTTCATGGCTATTCATTGTCATCAGCTAAAAAAGCAGCTTCTGTAGAAAACTTTTTCTCTAGCAACTCTATCGGTCTATTCATCAACGATTCGTTCATGGAAGTTCGTCCATTTGCTTTCCAGTCTGATTACTCATTTGAAATATCTGGAAAAAATGCCAGAGGCGGAAGAATCAAGCTGAAAGATTTTAACATTGCTCTTCAAAAATACGGTGGAAAACCTGTTAATGAGGCTGATGCAAAATCTCATTCAAATAAATTCGATGCCAAGAAACTGGTCATGGATAAAGCATTCTTGAAGCAATGGCACAAATTATTTGATGACGTTAACCCATATGGCCATATGACATACCCTGACTTTGAGAAAAGAGTAATTCAGAAGTTCCAAGAAGACGGCGAAAAAGCTAAAAACTGGGTGTATGGAAAATACATCGGAACTCAAATACTTCACGAAATCAAACATCTTCCAAAGAAAAAGGCTGGTGATGTTCTAGGTGCATTGCTTCGTATTGCTGCGTCCTCAACTGACACCAGTTCTGCATTCATTAAGGTGTCATAATGGAACTAAACGAAGCGCAAACAAAGGCCGAACAATACCACAAAAAAGTTGGTGATCTGCTTACTGTTCTTAGCAACATCAATTGGGAAGATCGGCTCGGCGAAAAACACCGCGGCATTAAAGGCGTCAAGATACCAAATTATGTGTCTGATGCCTGGGCTATTATCGGTTCTTTTCATTCTCGATATAATGCGAGAAAAAAGATGGGCTTGCGCAGTGCCAGAGCAAATAACGAATTGAAAGATGCTATTCACAACATCCAGCTATGGATGCGTGCTACTAATGCAACAGACAAAAACAATAACACATTTCTTCTAATAAAATCCCTGCAAGACAAAGATGTAGTTGCAAAACTTGCTGAACTGAATAGAGAAATGTATGTTCTGGACACAAATCCTATGAAAGAAAGCGCAGAACTAAAATCATTCAAGGCCTTTTTATCTGAAGGCTTTACTCACTCTACGCACCTAGAAGACCTTGTAATTGACATGGGTGTTGATGGTACCAGATCAGCAATAAACGCGTTACGTGACTTCAGAGACTCCTTCTCTAGTAAGGATGGAGCAAAGCAGATAAACCTGTCTACAAAATGGGATGGAGCACCTGCAGTTATTTTCGGTACGCATCCTGAAACCAAAAAGTTTTTCGTTGGTACTAAAGGCGTATTTGCTAAAAACCCAAAAATAAATTACACTCATGATGATGTTAATGCAAACCATTCAGGTGGTTTGGCTGATAAACTGCATGAGGCTCTCGATTATTTGCCTAAGGTAACGCCGAAAGGCCGTATCTTCCAAGGCGATTTTATGTTTTCAAAATCTGACCTGGGATCTGCAACTATAAATGGTGAAGCATCATACACCATGCACCCTAACACAATTGTGTATACAGTTCCAAAAAATAGCGACATCGGTAAAGCCGTTGGCTCAGCCAAAATGGGAATTGTTGTTCATACAGAATATCATGGCAGCGAAACAGCAACCATGAAGCCAACCTTCGGTATTTCTGTGAGTGACTTCAAACCTAGCAAAGACGTATGGCTGCAAGGTGCTGTGTATCAATCTGAAAAAGGTTTTGGTAATTTGACTTCGAGCGAAACTGCTGAATTCGATAAAATCCTTTCTACTGCTGGCTCTTTATTCAAATCTGTTTCATCTAGCACCTTCAAACTACTTTCTACTGATGCTGACATCAACAGTCTGGTGAATATCTTTGCTAACAGCAAAATCCGTGCAGGCGCACCTACAGATCCGGCCACCCATGCACATGAGCTGAAAGATTGGATAGAGGCAAGATACCAGAAAGAAATTGACTCCAAATCCACAGAAAAATCAAAAGATGCACTAAGAGCAAAACTGAAAACCGTTCATGACAAAATTGATATTGGCGAGTTGACAAACCTATTCAAGCTGCAATCAACAATTGCAGCAGGAAAGCAATTGGTTATAAATAAGCTAAACGAGATAAACAATATCGGCACCTTTGTGAAAACTGCTTCTGGTGAGTTTAAGGTAACTAACCATGAAGGATTTGTTGGCATTGCAGGTGATATGGCTGGTGTGAAGCTAGTCGATCGATTAGAATTCTCTCATAACAATTTCTCAAAGAACATCATCAAGGGCTGGGATTCAGCCACAAGAGGATAATTGAATGCCACAAATTGACGGGAAAAATTACATAAAGCCAGGTGCTTTTGTTCCTGGCGGAAATCCAGATCTAGTGTATCTGACACGTGATAACTTGGCTGACATCCAATTGAATTTTCCTGCTGATCAACATCAAGGAATGAGAGCAAGAGCAAATGATCTCAATGCAGATGTCATCTCTAGATTAGTTGGCGCCGGCCCTGCATGGGACTGGCAACAAGATAATCCCGCAACAGCAGTATTAGAATCATTCACAATTAAAGTGTTTCCATGGGATAGTAACATTAATTCCGGCGGTGGCGCTGACCCTGAAAGCTTTAGATTCCCATATGCCTTTAACATACAGGATATAAGAGCATATCTGTATGACATAAACTTCGCCGCAGCTGACGCATATATTCAGGCATATAGAATTCCGGCCGGATTGCCGCCCGAGCCACTTTTATTTGAAGATCCAATGGGCCCACCATATCCAGGGCTGATAGCAGTTCTTTGCTATACCCCAGTAACACCAGAATACACCAGTTTCACTTCTGGATTACCAATAGTATTTGAGCCAGGAATGAACCTAATGGCAGAGGATGATGAGCTGATATTTTATGATTTGAATGGGTCTGGGGCAAAAGGACTAACAATAACAATACTTGGCTATAGATTATAAGAGGAAATACAATGAAAACTTTTCAAGAAATTTTAGAAGGCAAAACAAAAACAGATTTGCCTGAGATCCCAGCAATCAAAAAACCTGCTAAGGCAAAGACTCCTACTAAGCGTGAAGAGATCCCCGGCCTTGGTGC